CTGACTCTGCAACGCCGATTGGAATGGAGCGAACTTGTTTCGTTTTCTGGGGTCGAACTGGTACTGGGAAGTCGCGGAGAGCTTGGGCAGAAGCGGGTCTACAAGCTTATCCTAAAGACCCCCGTACAAAGTGGTGGTGTGGGTATGACAATCATGAAAATGTTGTTCTCGATGAATTTCGAGGTGCAATCGATGTGTCACACCTACTCAGATGGCTTGACCGATACCCAGTCTTGGTGGAAGTCAAAGGGGGGGCTGCAGTGCTAATGGCTAAATCATTCTGGATTACATCTAATTTGGACCCTCGTTGTTGGTATCCTGATCTAGACCAACAGACTTTAGATGCTTTATTACGCAGAATGAATATAACCCATTTCCTTTAAATATTTTTTATTATTAACCCTAACTCTAGCTAACCTAACCCTAACCTAACCCTAACCTAACCCTAACCTAAACTCCGACAGACGCGGCGTTTTGAGGGTTCTCGTCATCAATTTCATTAACAGATCCAATGACGCCAGTAGGGCCGACATTGAATTTAATAGCATACGGATATTGCCTGCGATCTTTCAAGGTCTGGTAAGTACCAGCAGCTGCTGCTGTAATCTGGAACCCAGCTTGCTCAGGCATCCTTATCACGTAGTTAGTTGTGGTCTCCACTAGTAAGCCGAATGGACTAGCCAAAGTCAAATCAGTTGACCGCGTAGCAGTACTATTACCACCAGTAGTAGTAGCAACAACATCAACATAAAAAGCCATGCATACTCCCATATTATGTTTAGTATAGTTGTTAAAGTTGACTCCGTCCCAAAACTTGGAAAAGTCGTATATTCCTCTATATCCCTGGAGCGAATGATAACACGTTTTACCTGCTTCAAGGTTAATCACTTTCTCCTCGATTTTATACATATCTCGCATTCTAGGACTCAATTTAGGTGACACGCCAATCATAGTCTTTGTAACGCCATAGCAATTCAACCTACCATCTGCGGCAGCTCCTTCTTCATTCAAGGCAGCATCCCAATAACCAGTGAAATCTGCTGTACCTCTTAGATTTCCCTTATACTGCCAGGACCATAACTTAATAGTTATACGGCGCGCGGTATTATTCTTTATTTCAAAGTCTACCCACTGCTTAACTACATCTACAGTGGTCGTCTTAGCATCAAATTGACCGGTATTCGCGCCAGACTTTGCCCCATTAAACGCCTTCCCGTTAAACAGCACAGAGGCTGCATCAAGAACGCGTATGGGATCAAAGAAATGAAGTCTACCACCATCGGTTGTATTTGGAGCCGTCACATTATCCCAGCCTCCACCTAAATCCACAACAGCCTGTGTATCATCAGTTGGGGTATACCTTATCATATACTTTTCCGAATTGAAGCCCTTAGGCGACGTCTTCTCAAGCACCTGTTTCACACTCTTCGTAAACTTCGGCGAAACCTTGATTTTCTTGCGGCCTTTAGCAGAGGAACTCACATTCTTCCCTTTCCTCTTAAAGCCGCTTTGCACGTTATCACCACTAGCCATCACATTCGTTAAATTACCTAGGTTCCGTGTAGGACGTCGAGCCCAGTTCTGCGCAGTTCGTCGTACTCTACGACTCACCTCACTACCTAGTCGTCTGGTGGCGTACTCGCTTGCTCTTCCTAAGCCATAAGTAGCTAGTCCTTGTGCGGTGCGTCTGAGGGTACCCCATCGTGTTCTCTGGGTTACTGATCTATGTCTATTCGGCATTTAAAGTTAACTTGAAATGGGGCCATTAGCGCTATTTATAGTTTTTGCTAAAAGCTATTGAAATTAAAAATTTCTATTGATTTTCGGTCACAAAAGCTAGAAAATAGCTTCAGTCTTAGAAGGTAATACTGGTGTCTGCCTAGCAGTCACGGATTCTTCTAAGACGGGTCACGACTAGTGTGACATAGGATGGGACTTTGTCCCAAACCCTACCGCTAGCACGGGGCATGCTCACGCGAGTGATCCTCTCAAACCTATTAACATAGATGCATGTGATTTGGTTTAATTAACTGATTGCCCATTTTGGGCGTGGTGATCTGCATGCGGCGCGTTGTCTGTGTTTAATTAGATTTAATTACGGGGCAATCTCGGCCGGCTGAGATCTATAAAGAGAAGCTAGATTTATCCAATTCTACATTCTACAAATGTCATGGGAAAATCGAAGCAAGGAATATACTGGATTGGAACTCTCGCCCACCACACCTACGTGCCGTGGCCTCAACCAGAACTTGCCTGGTCTAGGGGGCAGCTGGAAATCGCCAAATCCGGATTCATCCATTGGCAGATCTGCATCGCCTTGCCCAAGAAAGGTACTTTGGCCGGAATCAAAAGAATCTTCGGACCAGAAGGACACTGGGAGCTCGTCAAATCTCGCAAGGCAGCGGATTACGTATGGAAGGAGGAGACGTATGTCATGGGAACCCGATTCGAGTTTGGGTCCCGACCAATCTGCGTCTCAAGTAAACCTGACTGGGATGACATCTGGGAAGCTGCTAGAAATGGTACTTATGACAGAATCCCGTCATCGATCAAGGTTCGATGTTACAGCCAGCTCCGAAGAATCTCTACTGACTCTGCAACGCCGATTGGAATGGAGCGAACTTGTTTCGTTTTCTGGGGTCGAACTGGTACTGGGAAGTCGCGGAGAGCTTGGGCAGAAGCGGGTCTACAA